TTTGTAGTCGATGTAACATGAGTATGGGCAGTCAATATACGATTGACGAATGGAATCGAAAGTTTGCAAGTCCTAGATCGAAGTGGTGTCAGTGTTTCGTTCGGCGATAAACATCTCGTCCCATCCATTGACTGGAACAATGCGGTATCCAATCGAACGAATATATTCAAATAACTCCTTGCGTAACTGTGTTGCAGGAATGCCTTCCTGGTCTCGTGACTCGCGCCATGATTCAAAAAGAATCTTAGGATATCTGTTACGTTTAAGAGTTTCAAGACCACCTTCAAGAACATTCTTTTCAAATCCTTCTACATCCAGCTTGATAAGAATGTTATCAAGCTGGAATGAGTCCAACGTTGTAATCGGAACCTGAATGGTGGGAGACGAACGACCCATGAAAGGCATGCAACTGTTTCCCCCTCCATCCTTTGGAGAATGCATGTAATATGGAATGCTACCCTTTTCATTACCTAATGCAGTTCGATGGGGCATGATCTTATAGTTGAGTTCTTGTAGAGCAATGTTCGCACAAAGATAGTTGAAGGTTTTGGGACAGCATTCAAAACTCACAACACTTGAACTGAACTTTGCCAAATACATTGAATAGGTGCCAACATGTGCGCCTATATCGACAAATACTTTAGAGGGGTCCATCAGGGTAGCTGCCCATTCGATGATGTTCTGTTCATAGTTTCCCCTAAGGGCAAAGTCTCGTGCAACGATTGCGTCTTCTGGAAAAACCATACAATCCTTTCGTAACTTATAAAACACTGGGTCTTCTGTAGTAAGAGAGTTTTCGCGAAGGTAATACATTTGCGTTTACTTGTTTGAGAACGTGTAAACACTATATACAATGAAAACGACGACTTTTGTCACTGCCTTTTTCAAACCTGCTACATCCTATCGGAGTGAGACAGACTATTTCGTCCTATTTGATCGACTTGCAAATACAGGTATATCGATTCTTCTCTTTTTGGATACAACCTATACGGATAAGGTTTTTCCTCCAAATGTTCGAGTGATACCTATTGACCTTGACACATCGTTCTTACCCGAAACTCCTGTATTGCCTAGCCATATGCATCCTATCAAAGATAACGCACAGTATATGTGTATTCAATTGAACAAGTTTCGAGTTATGAATGAAGCACTTGCATATACAGAAACACCCTATTTAGCATGGATTGACTTTGGGGTATTTCATATGATACAGGATGAGAATCGTGTCATGAAAATGTTACATACGATTGAAAGAAGTACATTCCGTAGAGACCGTATTGTAAGCCCTGGTTCCAAAAAAACTGATTTAACAGATGTGTGGACACGTCCTGTCTGGAGATTGTTTGGGACATTTTGGGTAGGGCATCGTACGTTAATCCCGCTTGCGTATGTTCGTCAGTTGTCACTCGTCATGGAAAACCTTCCTAAACTTACTTGGGAGGTTAACTATTGGGCCATGATGGATGAGTTTTTCGATATCTATACTTCGGGGCACGATGATTCAATATTTACAAATATACCTCTCTATGGAGAAGGTGAGTTATTGAAAGCAATTGAATGGCATAAAGAATGTATTACTGCAAGAGTCCTACATAATCACTTTCATGATTTCATACAACTCTATGATGCGGTTGGACGTGATCATATTCATGGATGGGGAAGTTACTTATTCGACGGCTTGAAGTACTCCTATCAACTTCAGACCTTGAAAAAACAGGAAGCTCTTTTTCGAGTTGGACAAAAGGCATCTCATCTATTAGAGGTTGGAGTTTATCTGGGTCACTCTCTCTTGATTTTACTGGTGTCTAATCCGACCCTACGAATTACATGTATCGACAATGATGCACGATATTCCCCCAAAGCAGTTGAATACTTGAATCAACACTTTGGTAATCGCATAACCTTTCATCTTGGAGACGCAAGTGAAGTCTTGAAGACCTTACCATCGGATGAATATGATGCTATCCATATTGATGCAGATCATACACATGAAGCAGTTCGGTCTCATTTTGTTCATTCATTACCTTTAGCAAAAAAGAATGCATTGATTGTCTTTGATGACTATGAAGCCACTCAATCTCTGATTGATGCGTTCATTGCAGACAAGCTACTCACCGTCGTTGAGTTGCCTAGGTGCTTATGGACAAATATTGTAACACAGCTAAAGGTCTAAACTCGCTATCTTCTTCTCTTCGGGTTTTGGTGGTAGCGTTCCTTGTTTGCGGTGTTCCAACACTTCATTCCAGAACTGTGTCAATCCTTCCAAGTGTTTAAGCAACCACTCTGGGTCCTTGGGCACAAAGTCTTCTTTAATGGAGGTCAGTAACCAATAGATGACTTGTGTCGTATCTTCATAGATGTCTTTGTCGTAGACAACCTTTCCCGATTCGTAGACTGTGAAGACACCCTTTTGTTCGGTACTTCGAACCCACTCTGAATAGTTCACTTGCCTGAATCGGAACTCAACATACTCACATTCGTCAATCCCCGTGCATTCCATCTGCATTTGCATCTGATGAATGTATCCAGGTGGAATCTCAGCTTTCAGTGCACGACTAATAGGACATTTGAACTCGACAAGACGACCATACCGTTTTGGGTCATCACTGTTCGGCACAATCAATCCATCCGGTGATGCGCCTAGAAACTTGTAACGAGGATGCTGAACGCAGGAGACATCGGTAATCGTGCACTTGGTTCGCTCTTCGTAAATCTTCTTTGCAACCGGTTCGAAGCGTGTCCCCCATAACAATGCAGCTACGGCATTTCCTTCGCCAGGAGGTTTGGGTTCCAACTTTCGCATCATCACTTCTCGACGAGCCGATTCAGACCCGAAGACTCCATAGACTTCCGAAGCTGTAATCATTTCACTTCGTTTGGCGTGCCAGGCCTCCGTCCGCTGGTCGTTCGCTCCATACATTCGCAACACACGTTCGTAGCACCGGTCTCGCACCCACAGTCGACCGACTTCCCCGAGCATGAGTCTGTCGGCGATGGCGTAGACCTGTTGCTTAAGAAGACGAAACGGCAATCGTGGTTCAAGAGCCCTGCAAAACAAGATGAAGTCTCGGAGTCTTCGTTTGAATCCGGTATAGGGTCGGTTGTCGAGCAACCACTGGGTAAGGCGCTCTTCCATTGTTCTTCTGTAAGCTTCGTAGTTGAAAGTTCGTTTTCAAGGGCAGTCCTCACAGTAAGATAGGACTCAACCTCAGTGCCTTCCAACACTCGCACTTCGGTGACAAGTTTCTTCTTCATTTCCTCTACGACTTTCCCTAGTTCGCGTGTATGAGGTTCAATCTCCTTGAGATCGGCTCCGACGGATGAAAGATACATTGCCGACATTATATATAAAAGGCATTTTCAATGAGCGCAACTAAACCCACTATGGAGATTCAAAGCAAAGACCAACTCGTCCTACATCGACTCGCAGGGTTCTATAGTAACCCCGAAATACTCGCTCGGGTGAAGACCATTCTCTCGGGGCAGTCTAAGATTAGTCTACGACTCATTGATTGGCTCGTCACCAACTATGCAAAGAAGCATAACATTTCCTTTGTCACCAAGACTGGACGACATGTCATCGTGTATCTCGCCTATAAAGCACATCTCAAAGCGTATAGCAAAAAGATGTTTGACCCCTTCTGCCGTTGGAAGCGCATTCAGTTTATGGAGCTAAACACTACTGTGGGACAACTCAGTTTCTTCGAGTGGGCGATTCAGGACGAGATTTTGGATTACCTTGAAACGCACTACGATGACATTCAAAAGGATATGGACGAGTGTTCAACCACCCTTCAAGCAGCCGAGGGACGACGCAAACGCCACGAGTTATCTCGTTCGGCAACCAAGACGGTCTGTCGTCACGATGTGTGCGTTTCAGTTTCATTTGCGTAAACTGACCATTCAATAATGTTTTCACGGCTACACCCCGAGTTCTTATACACGAACATTTCCTCCGACATCACCGAAAATGATTTGGATGTCGTAGCGGATACCTGGATGATGGATGGACAAGAAGTCTATCGCGGGTCACGAGACCCTTCGTATGACCACGCAGATGTGTATTGGTTATACAACGATTCCTTAGAACGAGTAGGATGCGCAGAGCATTCACTGGCTGACCATGCAGACATGCGAGTGTTGTGGTTTCACGACTCTGAGTTTGGTACATTACTTCAAGAACCTGGATGGACGGAAGAAGATGAACTCTGGTCGAAACTCCCTCGACATGTGTTTGACCGATATGTCAATGAAGAATGGACGACTCCTGAACGGTTCTTGGAACACTGCTTGTGTGGACCTGTGCGCATTGTCACACCCAGTATGTTGGTGCTTCGACCAATCATCTATACATGCACCGAGTGTGGTCGCAAGTCACTTCGTCAACTACCAGGGTGCAAGTCTGTACTGCAGTATCTGGATTTCCCGGACAAGGAAAAAATATTCTTTGTGGATTTTGATTTCAAACTACATCATCCACCACTAGACTCAAGTGTTTGGTCTAGGCTACAGCAACACGACGACGGTTCTTCGCAGGAGCCGGTGGAGCAGCCTGTGGAGCAACCGCAATCTGAGCGACAGGTGTCGCAGGAGGAGCCGATGGAGTCTCAACATACACAGTTGTTAACTCCTCTTGTTCTTCCTCCTCTTGATCTTCCGCTAGAGGTTGAACCTTGATTTCAGGCTTGAGTTCTTGCTCAATCTCATCTGCGAAGATTTGAGATGCAGTTGTGCGTTGTGGAGGTGAGACCTTTGCGTAGCTCACTCTCCAAGTCACACCAAAGCCTTGTCCAGAGACATAGATGCTTGGACTGACTACGATACTTGCTTCAGCTCGCTTAGGAAACACTTGCTGAATGTTCTCGGTTGTCACTTCGACCGGTCTGCCTTGTGCGTCTGTAACATCCATTGCGACACGACCGTCGTAGACTGGAACCTTCATCTTGAGACTGGGTGGATACTTGCCTGAGGCCACCCACTCTCCGTTGATTTTCTCAACACTTGGACTGATAGACTTCTTCATCATCTCTTCCAAAACGGGACGAGATCGAGCCTTACCGAACCACTTTACACTGCTCGCTTCAGCTGTGTCAAGTATCTTTCCTTGAAGGTCGTGTAGGAAGTTGTAGAGTATGCCTGTAGAACCTGCTTCAGCTCCAGCACGTTCTTTGGCATGTGCGTCACAACCTTTGAGTGTAAGGCTCATTGTGTATGTAGTTCCGTTCTCAGTTTCCTTTACATTGACGCCCATAGGGTAGACGGACTTTTCAAGACGAATCTGAAGAGGTTGACCATTGTACTTCAAAGGAACTGACTTGCCACCTGCTTTGTTGAGGCGGATGTCTCCGAATGAGAGCTTGTTGATGTCGAGGTTAGAAGATGAGACGATTGCGATTGTAGACATATTTGCTTGCTTGGGGTATACTATCAACCCCAAAAAACATAACAATCCGTTTTGACAGCATATTTCCAGTTTTCAAGAAGGTCTTCATAGAACATAATGGTCCAATGTGCGTCGGTGAAAAAGCGAGGCTCTAAGGACCCCTGCACGTCCAATGCATTGGTTGGACATACTTTATGTGGTCGACATGCTCGAATGAAAGAACCCGAGTTGTGGGCGGTCGTCCACCCTACATCTCCGATTGTAAAAGTTCAAGCCTTGGTTCGAGGATGGTTGATTCGTAAACGATTATCGTATGCGGGTTTTGGAGTCTTATCACGCAAAGGACTTGCGAACGACGAGGACATCATTACCTTCAACGAGAAAGAACGAGTGCATCCCATGGAGTATATTTCATTTGAAGAGAACGGTAAGCAGTGGTGGTTTGAGTTCGGGTCGTTGTGGACATGGTGTATGCATAACTACACACCGGTCAATCCGTATACAAAAGTCCCTTTGAAAGCAGAACTCCGAAAACGACTTCGAACTATCTGGGGCTACAAGAAACGAAACCTAGAACGTGTGCCATTGGAATCGGAAGTGTTTATCGACCGAGTCCGTCATCGCCTCAACAT